GTGTACAGCGAGGCATGTGTGATGAAGCCAGACTCCACCACCGTCTTCTCGTTTGCAATGAAGTCACCAGAGGGTGCAGTCACACGTGACGAGATGACAGCTATCGAACAGCTAGAGTTGTGGAAGACATACGCTCTGCACTGGTGTGAACACAAGCCATCCGTAACCATCACTGTCAAGGAACACGAGTGGATGGATGTGGGTGCGTGGGTGTACGATAACTTTGATGTGGCATCAGGAGTCTCGTTCCTGCCACACTCCGATCACACCTATCAACAGGCTCCGTATCAGGACATCGAAGCTGATGAGTATTTGGAGTGGCAGCTAGAGCGTGGTAGTCTGAGAATCGACTGGGCTGCACTGTCTGAGTACGAGCGGGAAGACAACACGTCTGGATCACGCGAGTTAGCATGTACCGCTGGCGTGTGTGAAGTGGTGGACCTCAATGCCGCCTAAGAAGGAAAAGAAGAAGCCACCGCTTGTGTGGAAGAGGGGTGACGGATGGGTCCAGTACCATCCGCATCCGCACCACCCATGCTACAAAGAATGGAGAGAGAAAGTTGATCGAAGTAAAGATAACGGATAAAATGCTCCTTGCTGGCCGTAAGAAGGCCACTGAGATGGGTCTTCTTCACAATTCGATACTGAGGGGCGGCGGCAGCATTGCTGGCTTCCTCGGGGAGCAGATCGTGCTTTCTGTGATGGGTGGCAAGTGGGATAACTCCTACGACTACGACATCGTTCTCAGTGACGGACAGCGGGTAGAGGTGAAGACAAAGCAAACCTCTGCCACCCCGTTGCCTCACTACTCGTGTAGCATCAGCAACTTTAACACACGACAAAAGTGTGACATCTATGCCTTTACACGAGTGCTAAAAGATTTCTCAAAGGGATGGTTTCTTGGGTACCTGCCGAAGCAGGAGTATTTCGACAAGTCCAAGTTCATGAAGAAGGGGGACTTCGATCCGGACAACGGATACGAGGTAAGAGCAGACTGCTACAACCTTTACATAGAGGACTTGCGAAATGTTCAAGACGATGGTTCTGATATGCTCATTAGCAGTGCCTGATACGTGTCTGAAGTTTGAGGACACAACTGGCCTACGGGCCACAAAAGAACAATGTAAGCAACGGGCGACGGAGATGGTACGTCTTTTATCTAAGTATCCGCTACCTATCCCCGCCCCGTATGCTGCAGGATACCGGTGTGTCGTGGGGGAAGAAACATGAAAGCCACACTCTTTTCATTCAACGTCTATTTGCGACAGGATGGCAAAGTAGAACTTGCAAAGGACATGGTTCGTCCAGAGGAGTTCCAAAAAGAAATGGACGCCGGAGTGCCCGATTATGATGGGTCACACTCCATAGCGTCCATGTTGCGTTACTTTAGTTCAGTAACAGATGAAATGATGGATAAGTCAGGCGGCTACATCTGACCTTTCTTTTTCTTAGCCATACCGCCGTACATCATCTTGCCCTTGCCGTCTGCAGCAAAGTCGGGCACCATCTCACCGGCTTTGTTCTTGACCATGTTTAGCTTGCCGCCACCTGCCATCATTGGCATCTTCGGCTTCTGCATGGTCTGATTTTGCATCTGATTCTGCTGACCCTGTGTTGCGGTCATCATGCCACCCGCTTGAGCCTTCTTGCGGGTTTTCTTTTTCTTGGGGGTAGCCATGCCGCCGTACATCATCGGCTTACGCTTAGACATGCCACCATACATCATGGCCTTACGTGGGCCGTTGTTGTACATCTTCATAGGTTGCTCCTAGTTTTGAGGTTGCCCGAATAGCTTCTGGGCACCTGATTCGGGTTTTGGATCAGTTCTTGGTATGATGAGGTCTTGGAATGCAAAGCCTAAGTCTGCTTTGGATCGGATGGCCCTAGCCCCATCTGTAGTTTCTGCAGG